AAGGTGTAGAAATAACAGTTACGTCAACTCCAAATGCTCTCTTTTTACCAATCATATCAACACCTGCACGACCTACACTCTTTGCAGAAGTAGAAGCAGTAACATCAAGACCAGCTTCTGAACTAAATGGTTGAATTGCTCCAACATTATTAGCAAAGTAACCACTTAACTTATGCAACCAATTGTAAACTTCTGTAGAACAAAAGAATACAGTAGCAGGGCTATTGTTGTATCGAGGGTCTAAGAATTGAGATAAATCATCAAGAAAATCATCTTGAGTTTTTGATGCAAGACTTAAAGCAAATTGATTACCATAACTTAATATATAATCAACAGCTCCTTGAGTATATTGAACGCCATCTCCATCTGTGTATTGACTACCAAATAGTAATGATGTTTCGATATCCCATTTATGCTCAATCAACTTTTCTCTCCAGATTCTAGCAAACTCATTTGGTTCATACTTTAGAACAGTTGCACGAGTTGTGTTGTCCATAGCTAAAGCTGTTTTCCAAATTTGAGTTAAACCACTACCTGTTGAATAAGGTTGGTCTTTCCATGTTTCAGGATAACCAGAACCTTGTCCAAAAGAATTACCAACTACATGAGCTCTAGCTTTTTCAAGCTGAGATGCAATTTTAAATCCAGCAAATTCAGATGCAGATGCATCATCAGTATTTGCAGATAGGTCTTTTTGAGCAGTTCCGCCAGCACCCCAACCTGCTAAGTTCTAAATCACCAGCTGCGTCTTGCTCTCTAACAATCTCTAGTTTTAAATCAACTGAGTTTGCTGAGGCTGAAACTGCGCCTTCTGCATTTAAAATAGCTTCTTTGATTCTTCCTACAGCATAATCAGTAACCTGAAATGCATTAGCAGCTGTAGCTGCGTTTGCTGTTGCGTGAAGAGGAATCTTAACAAGTTGACCTTCGATAAAAAAGTTAGGTCTTGTTCCGTTGTCACCTACTCTAATAGAATTAGATGAACCATATACTTGACCGATGTTACCATCGTTCTTGTAATCACTCATCATTCTAAAATAGTAAATATCTCCTGCGTTAATAGATGCTTTTGCAACAGTAGCATCACTTGATGCCAATGCTCCAATGCTCGCTCCATGAGCTACGACATATGCATATCGTTTATGCATAGAAGGTCGTCTTTCTGTAAATTTAAACTCAGGGTCATCAGTTGGTTTTTTAGCAATTTTAGAAACCATTCTAAAGAATGGGTCTTGTGCAATCGCTAATTCACTAACTCTATCGCCAAAGCTATATTTCCGTCTAAGGTCACCAGTTGATAAACCACTTCCTGAATTACCAGCAGCGGATTCTGTCAAACCAGTGACATCGGACATTCCAAAAATGTCAGCCATTTTTAGCTCCTTATTTTAAGTTGTATACTCGGTTACCTACCGAATACAGATTCTAGTTCCGAATCAATCCCTAAAATAGCGTTAAAAACTTGGTCTTCTTGAGAAGGTTGCTCATTCCTTACTGCACCACCTATTGAGGATGCGCTTTGAGGTTTTTGCCTTACTCGCTTCATCTGCTCTGCCATATCTTGACGAGTAGATTGTGCGACATTTTTATCTCTATTTTGTCGATTCATGAGATAGTAAATATCATCTAGAGAAAGTGAACGAGAGTTTGCAAACTTAACAAAATTTTGCCAATTGTCATCACTCATTTCATGTTTTGCTCTAAATTCCTTTTCTGCTCCCACTCTTTTAGTTTGACTTTCTTGTTCTTTAGCATAACTACCAAGTCGTTGACTAACAACTCCATCTATTGTTGCTTGTAGAACTTTTGCTGAATCTGAGTCAGTATTACTAACTGCTTCATCAGCATCAAAAATAAAATCATCATCCAAACCAAGTCTCTCCGTTACTTTCTTAGGGGTTGAACCACCACCCTCAAAATAGCCTCTCACATGATTGACTAAATTAGGGTCTTTTTTCATTGCATCGAGAACAGGTACATAAGGTTCTAATTCTGATAAACGAGTGTTAAGTCGCTTAGCTTCTGAACTTGAATCACTATACCTTTTTTCCCAATTATGCTCTTGCTCAACAGCTTCTGGGCTCATTTCTGAGGTTTCAGGTTCTGCTTCACTTTGCATCAATGCTGGTTCTTCTTCCGGCTCCAGTATACCTTGATTTACCTTGCGGTCAAGAGCTTCAAAAAAATCGTCAGCTGTGTCTGGCGTATTATTATCAGGGCTATCTATGTTAAAGTCATTTAACTCATTCGTAGATAGGTTGTCTGTGTTTACATTAGCCATAATTTCTCCTTAATTTATGTTATTAAGATTCAAAAAAACAACTATTCTTTAGCACCAGACATTTCTTTTTGTTTTTGTCCAAATGCTATTCCTAGTTCTTTCATTTTTGAATTTGTTTCGTTTTTAAGTTTTTCTCGATAGATTGCTTGAGCTGCTTCAGTTTCCATCACATCTTTTTTCATAGACATATCTGCATTACTAACTTTTTGTTTAATACCTGATTGTACTAATTGTCTTTCTAATGTTTCTATTGTTCCATTTCTATCTTTAACTATTTCATCTAATTGTTCTATTTGATTTCTTAATTGCATATAAACAGATTTACGTTTAAGTATTCCTTCTTTTCCTCTTACATCTGTTTCTGCTAACATAGCGACATCATCTATTAATCCAGATTGATACCACTTAAAATATTCTTCTAATAATGCCCATCTATTTAATGGTAATGTAGAACCACCTATAATTCTAACATCAAATCTTGCAGTAGAGTAATCATTCCATTTTTTAACTGCATTTCCTAAATCATTAAATATAGGTATATTAATTTCTACAGATTTTTCTTCATCTATATTATTTGGTTGTACAATTCTAAATACCTTATTTGCAATATATGTATCTTGTGCCCAATCTTTAAATATAACTCCAAGATGTTCTAACCCAGGTTCTACAACATTTTGCATCCATGATTTAATTCTTCTTGTTCCAAACTCATCCATCTGAAGCAATCCTCTATACGTTTCTGGAGAAGAACTTGTGTCTCCTTGCATAGACGAATAAACTCCTGCTATATACTCCATATCTGCTTTAGCATTTTGAGTAATACCAAAAAATGCACTATTTAATGGCATAGGTTGTACTGGAGTTGGAGGACTAAAACCACTTCTATATTTTAACAATGCGCCTGGAGAAGATGAGTATTGTTCCCATTCTTCTTCAGGTACTGAACCTTCTTCATACATCCATCTAAGATTAGATGCTAAATTTGCATTATGTATTAATATTTGGTGAGCTTTATTTAATTCTTGTTGTTTACCTACAAGTGGAGTTACTGCGCTTTGAGGAAAAGGTGTGCCTGTATATTGATATACAAAAGGAACAATTGGATAATCTTTAATTGGTAATACTTCATCATACATTAATTTATCACCAACAACAATTGTTAATTTTATTCTACTTTCATAAAAATCAACAGCATCTACAATATTACCTGCTACTTTTTTATCTTCAATCATTATGTCATACTCAGCTTGAGTAACAACACGATTTTCTATTCTAGATTCTGATTCTTTTAATTTATTTATTAAAATTACTTTTTGTTGTTCTACAGATTCTATTGCTTCTCTTCTTACTCTTTCAATTTCTAATTGTCCTCTTTGTTCTATTATTTCACCTTGTTGAACTTGATTAGATATTTGCAATGCTTTTTCTTCTACTTGAACCATTTTTTCTGATTCAAAATCTTTTAAATCTACCTCAACTTGTTTTTCTATTTCTGCCATTTCTAATGGGCCCGGAGGCATATTAACAAATATATTTACAAAAGCAACTTGTTCTTTACTGTAACATTCATAGTAATCTATAATATCATCTTCTTCTCCTGTTGAATCATAAGATTCTCCNTGAGTGTCCGCAGGAAAAATAATATCTGTTTCCATAATATCTCTATCTGAATAATCATCTTCTCCAGCAGAGTTACTACTTGCATTNTTTATTTGTCTTGATTTATCTGGAAATAAACTTTTTACTTGTTCTCTTGGTAANTCTTTTCGTATAACAATATAACTAGCATCTCTAAATAAAAAATCCCTAGATGTAGGGTCTGGGTATACATCAAATGGTTCTACTCTTTTAAATATAACTTCTCCTAATCCTCTATCTTGGTTAGGGTCTACATCTACTTGCATATACCCAACTCCTTTAACAAGAGAATCTTGAATTACTTGAGCATAAATACTATCTCCATTAGAATTATACCAACAATAATCTGCAATGTCAGAATGTACAGCAGCTACATCTGCATCACTTCCATCTGCTCCTACAGCTTGCCATCTTGGAGTATTTGCAGTTGCAAAGAATTTCATCATTTCAATAACAGGAGTAATCCTATTAACTGTGAAATTTGGCATACCTGCACTTTTTAAAGCATCTTGTTCGTCTTCTGTAAGTTGTTCTCCTAGAAAGAACTCATAAGATTTTTGTGCTATAAATTCCCATTTAGCTCTGTTAGAACCATTTGCTTTATTATATAAATCATGTACTTGGTCTACTACTTTTTGATTTCCTCTAGCCATTATCCTCTAATCTCCACGTGAACTAAGTCGTCAAAACCATTATCTTTAACTTCACCATCACTATCCCAATCGCCGCCCCAACGAATATTAACACCCATTTGTTTACCAATACCACGAACCATTCCACCCATATAA